ATACAGACGTACATCAGTTGATTTACTTATTCGATCATTCAAACATTTATTCAATTTATGAAAACTCTTAAGTTGTCCTTCACCACCACGACCCCAGTTCTTTTTGAGGTCTGTGTAAATCTCATTAATATCTGTTAGTTTGTTAGGGTTCCAAATATGGAGTACGTGCAGTGTTGAGGGCATAGTGAAGTCGTCATTCGTCCACCCAGCTGTCAGTAGTATCCTTAGTTCTTCATACATTTCTGGGTCTTTTCTTATTTTGTAATCTAACTTTGACAGAAACCTTTCCACACCATAGCACACAAGACCATTTTGATTCAGGAAACGGATGTCAAGTGAAGGACGTGTATACATATGATGTGTCTCATACTTAGTTTCGAGTTTAGTGAGTAGTTCACTTTGTGAAACAGACCTACGGGTAGGAAAATCCATAGCATCTAGGGTAATTTTAGACTTCCCGACCCACCAAGTACCAATTTCCTCATTTTCGAGAATGAAGAAAGTGGTCGGTTCATAATTACTCATACTTAATGTAATACAATATTTTATTTTTCAGGGTAGTACGTTCCCGCCTGGGAAATTAAAAAATATTTCAGTATATTAAAAAAGGTAATAATTGGTACGTGAGTTATTCAAAACGGAATATATCATAGGAACTCGCAGAAGAAGCTATTAAAGAATATGTAGACAGTATATAAGTATGGGTGAAGCTGCAAAGATTTCTCTCAAAGCTATTGGAAAACAGGATACACACCTACTTTCCAAAGACCCAGAAGATTCATTCTTTAATTATAAGAATGATAAGATACACTCAGATTTCAGGAAGTACCATAGGAGTCGTAATGTTATTAATCCCGGTGCTATAACAGGTTGGCCATTTGGACAAACTATCAAGGTTCAATTCAATCCTCAAAACATGGGAGACCTTTTGAGCAACATGTGGCTTAGTGTTACAATGCCAGGTATTTCAAAACCAAATAATACTAATTATGCCGACCAATTGGGGAGGCATATACTGAAAAGTGTCACGATGGTTGTAGATGAGTTAGAAGTTGAAACAATCCATGATGATTGGGGTATTCTTTATGATGAACTTTACTTAGAAATGTCTGAAAAGGTGGCGAATAGATTTCTTATAAATAGAAACATAGGGTATGATGATTCCACATTGGCAGCATTTAATGACCTTTCACAATATTCTGCAGACCTTATGATTCCTTTACACTTCTTCTTTTCTAGGAAATATGCGAGTGATGAATATTCTTCGAATAAACCAAATCGTCCGTATTTTCCCGTGTGTGCCGTGCATCGCCAGAATATCGAGTTTGTACTCGAATTCCACGAACAAACATTCTTCACGGATACTGGTACTACACTCATACTCGACGAGTTTAAACTCATAACAGAAGAAATCACAGTGTCACCCGAAGAACGTCAATATTTAGCAACTGAAAGACAAACATTCATCACGGATATTGTACGCAGACATCCTAGTATTATAAGTACACCAAATGACAATCTAATTCGAAACAATCTTGTCCCCAACATTCCAGTCAAATGTATTCATTGGTTTTTAAGAAACACTAAATTCGAAGATGCAAATGATTCAACTGGTGGTAAATCTATACAAGAAGAAAAGTATTACCAAAACAGATTTAATTTTTCATCTAATGTAAACTTTGATGAATTACAGACATTCTTCTATCCCATAATGGATGAAGCAAGTTTTTACATAAATGGAAACAGATTACCTAATGTTTCTAAAACAAATCACCATTATTACAAATACTTAATTCCATTTAGAAATAGATTAGCAAGGCCTATCAGAAATATATATACGTATAGTTTCTCGATGAATCCGATCAATGTGGAGCCATCGGGGAACTTGGATTTTAGTCAAATAAAATCTGATAAAACATCTATAGAAGTGAAGCTTGATACATCAGCCAGTTCACTTGTAGATACCTCTAGTAATAATTATTCCCTAAACATGTATTACACGGGTTATCAGACCTATATATTTGAAAAGGGATTCATGTCACTTGCTTACTAAAGAGAGAAGTCTTGTTAGTAGATATGTAGTCTATAATATTATTCTTAATACACCATTTGATGAAGTTCAACTGTGCCAGAGTTGTATGAATTTCATGAGATGTTCCGGGAATAGTATATGGAAACTTTTGTGAACGACAAAAAGGGTCAAAGAGTTTTTTACTGTACCCATCAAGACTTGATTTATAGGCGCAGTGGACGGTGAATAATTTCCCGTCATGGGTTGTGTACATCGTGTTGTTTTTTTTCGCATAGTTTGTGATAAACCACTCGAGATTTCGAAGTGATATACCACTTGTCTTGTCTAAAATGTTCATTAACTTAGTTCGATTCTTTTCTTCATTGTAAAAATTGTTTATTGATGTTAGTAGTATAGTCGATTTACTCATTACTAAATGAATGTACCCAAACCTATAAGCTCATTTTTCATTTCACATCCTGGACACCCCCTTACAAACATTTGGTCCGACCCATGTGTATGGGTATTCTTACTAGGAAGTTCTCTTTTTTTTATTTTATCACCATTCACTTTATGGAATTTACAGTATCCACCTTCAGCTCTAAATGCACATCGCCGATTAATACCATCTTTTCCCATTCTAGCACCTCTGCAAATATGGTCATTATTTGTATCAATCAAATCTCTTAGTAGCATGTCTAGGGGAATAGCGTGCACTTTCGATATATCTTCGAGTTTCCTATTCAATCTTTCTGTATAATTTTGATTCACTTCTTCATCCACCATTTCATAAATATGTTCACTGATCGCATCATCAATCATTTCGGGAAGTTGGTCATAAATCAACTTCTTAATATTTTCAATGACAATTTTTGTGATTTTGTTTTTTGCTGTCATGTCTGGTCTTATTATTCTATTGCGCGTAGCTTTTAAATAGGTCTTCAACAGAGTTCTGCTTTTGTCTGAACAATTTGATCCTATCTCGTAATTCCACTACTTTACCTTCCTCATTGAGATTATTCTTTTTACATTCCTCTATAAGTTGTTCCCTTTTCATCGTACTCAACGCAGGTCCGGTGACTTTCTTTGGGGGTTTGTATTTTTCTATAATCTCACCAAATATCTCCTGTTTCGTATTTCCAAAGAGAGGATCGAGAAGATCACACACCGGGTTTAGGAACTTATTCACAAAGTAGTAGTGATAATCCACTGGAATGTTGTTCTCTTCTACATACTTGGGGTCTTCTGATTTTTCAAAAGCCTTCGCCCTTGGGTTATCTGTTTTTGTAAGAATATAGGGTACACGGTCTCCAGATTGTGGCTCAGACCCAGGTTTTCGTTGTCTCATCTTGTTTACAACCTGCACGTGTGCCTGATTAATATTGATACTTTCTGGGCTAGTGATAGAAACACTCTTCCCACCAACTTTATAACTGTCAGAGAGACCTTGACTTAAAATAAGTTGGTCATTTGATATTTCACCACCTAGAAGTTCATTAGCGCGTTGCCTCGCCAACTCCATTGGTGGCCCTGTGTCTCCAGAAGTTAGGATTACATCCAATAGTTCCTTACAAACTTCTCTCATGTGGGGTGTATTATCTCTGCGAACAAGTTGAAGACCCTTGACGTCTACATAATCCATGTTCATATTCCCATCCTTCCCCTTTGTCCACAACTTGGCTGCGTACCGTTTCTTCGAATACAAGAAGTACGGCCAATAGACTTTCTCAAGTTCTAGGTTATTTGGCTTTTTGAAAAGAGCACTACACTCTTCCGCCGCCCTCTCACCAATCTCCCAACTATACTCGATAGCTTCTACACCTTTACGGTCCCCTACATCGAACTCGACCATAACGGAATCCGTGTCCCCATATCTCACCTTTGCACCCGGGAAGTTTGCCTCAACATACGTCTTAGTCTCTTCAATCATACCACGCCCCCTACATGTTGTTGTAGATGCGATTGGAACACATGGGAGAATACCTTTACCTGCACCAGTGAAACCATATACCGAGTTCATTGAAACTTTGTAGGCCAATTGTTTACCGTTGTATACTTCTTTCATAGAACCCGTCGCAGCCGCCATATCTCTCTTAGCTTTTTTACGAAATTGTTTAAGCTCTGCTAGAATCGCTGGTAAGAGACTGGGTACATCTTGTGCAAACTTATACGTTTTATCACCAATGTCGAACGTTTCGTAAGTAATACCAGGGATATTACCATATTTCCTCTCATCCATGACATATGTAGAATAACACAAGTTGTGTGCCATCATTATAGATGGATACAGAGCCTCAAAATCAAGGGCTGTAATTGGTGTATAGTACGCACCTTTCTGTGCCTCTAAGACAGTTGCTCCTTCATACTGCTCTTCAGGGAGTGAACCATACTTAATCGTTGGTACCATATACCCCAACTCCCTAGCCTTTTTCGTTAATTGACTAAACACCTTAATTTGCTGCCCTCTTTCAACGAGAAATGATACAGGTACCCAGGTTGCTTTAGCCATCTCTACAAGGTTTAATAAGGTGCACAGCTTTTTCATGAGTTTGTGGGGTAAGAGTGTATCCTTGATACAGTATTCAGCAACATCTCTCAGTTTTACAGGGTCGCCTTCTAGGAAACGAGCAAACATTTCTTTAGGGGTCATGTCAATCTTTTGATCGCCCAAATACAATTTTGAAACATTGTTCAGGCTATAGGAATCCAACTTGTACCCTTTTTTCACTTCATGAAATAGGTCGAAAATGAAACGCCCAGCCATGGGTAAAAGCTTCAGATAGTTATCACCCAATGCACTTGAGCTCAACTGTTTCAAAACTAAATGACACTCAGTATCGTTGAGTTTACCAAGCTGATAAAATTCAACTCCACACCCAACCATAGCAGCACGTTTGTAAATATATTCAAGATCAAACCCAAAGATATTCCACCCAGTAATAATATCAATATCTTTCTCATTTACATACTTTTTAAACGCTAGAAGCATTTCTCTTTCAGTATCAAAGCTGATAATATTCGAACCCTCTATGTTTTGGTCGGTTTTTTTAAAACACAAACAAGTTTTGTCGTATGGTTCATCACTCCCAAATTTACACAAGGAAATTGCAATCTGAAAGCATGCATCATCCGGAACATTTGGATCTGGAAATTTACCAGTAGAGCTATTACACTCAATATCAAATGATGCAACCACAAATGGAGCCATATCATCACGTTCGACGGGTTTCAATGTTGACCACTCATTACACCACAGGTCAATGTCAGTCTTAGAAAGATGACACCGAACACAACTATCACCACTGTCTAACCAACCAGTAGATTGAATCCCAGTTCTATGCATCAATCTCAGGACAGGGTCAATATTAGATTCGTATACATGGTACTTTTGGAATTCCCTATTATACATAAAAATCGAGTTAACCTTTCGTCTATGCTCCAGTGATTTGAAATTCAAATGCATGAAGTGAAATTCCTCATTATTTTGGAAACCCCAAACATCCTTCTGTGTTGTCAGACTATAACCCGTCACATGGTCTTTCCTCAGCCTGTTGATGTCATCGTATAGACGCTTAACGTCCTGTTGTGTTGTACCCTTTGGAAGTTTTACAAAGAAATATGGATCGAATGTTGTAGTTACACAGACCGACTTACCATTCTCAGTCTTACCGAAAATACTGATTTGATGTTCACCTTCAACATCTCGTGCTTCCCATGTCAGAGCTTGGAACAATACCATATGTATACTATGAGCCAAAATTTTAATATCGTTTATTAATAAATGTCAGCTGCTTTGATTGAACTTGTTTCGGTAGGAGCCCAGGATGTCTACATCACAGGTGATCCCCAAGTCAGTTTTTTCCGTCAAAACTACAAACGTTATACCAACTTCGCCATGAAGCCCGAGCGTATGGATTACATCGGTACCTTCGGTGCTAATAACGAGATTGCTATTCCCATTCGCTCTAAGGGTGACCTCATGAGCTACATCTGGATTGAAGATAGCCTCGTTTCTAACGTACAAGATAACCCAGATGGCCTTTTCTCATCTACAGCAAACAACCCCACCGAGTTTGCGTTGTGGATTGGTGGCCAGAAGGTTTGCCAAATCGATTCCCTCTTTATTCAAGGTGTCCACAACCCCCTCATGCGTGATAGTCAAGCGAAGTCGTCGATGTGTGCCTCGACTGCGACCCTGAAGTCTAACCATGGTGGTGATCATTACATGATTCCTTTCTTCTTTGGTGAAGATTACACTAAGTGCCTACCCCTTGTGGCGCTCCAGTACCATGATGTTGAGATTCGCATCAAGTGCCGTGATGGATACACCCCCGTTGGTACCCCCAAGATTTGGGGTAACTATGTGTATTTAGACACAGATGAGCGTAAGTACTTCACCGACACCGAACATGAGATGCTCATCACCCAAACCCAACACCAACTCGCGACGAAAACGGATACCGATATTGACATCAGTTATTTCAACCACCCCGTCAAGTCGCTCCACCTTGTCTCTGGTAACACCACTGCGGGTGCCGATTGGGACACAGCGTTCAACTTTGATAAGTCTTCCCTTTACATCAACGGTACAGCTCTATTCGAAGAAACTTCGGCCCTGTACCACCACACTGTCGTGCCAGAAATGCACAGCACCGACCTCCCCGATGATGTTCTCGAGGATTTGCCCACTTACACGTGGCCATTCTGTATCAACCTCAGCAAGATGCAGCCCACAGGTACTCTTAACTTCTCTCGTATCGATAATGCCAAACTCACCCTTGTAAACCCAACAGGTGGTAACGCCCTCCACAGGGTGTACGCGGTGAACTATAATATCCTTCGTATCAAGGATGGTATGGCTGGTGTCGCGTTTGGTAACTAAAACACCTAAGTCGTATGTACATATCCTATAATCACGTAAAAATGGTGAAAACGAAAGTTCGTAAAACACCTACTCTTGACGCTGTTCGCGGAGTGAAGTTTCATATTGGTGAGCTTCTTTCGCAAATCAAACAGGGTCAACAGTGGAAAAAGAAATACAAAAAATTGAAAAAGAAGGTTGCTAAACTTGACACGAAACCTGTACGTCACTCGGAAATACCGAAGTACTCTCATCGTATCAGGCCGCATTTGAAACACCTCGAGAACATGTTTGACATTTTTGGAGCTTCTCCAGATATATGTGAAGAAGCTAAAAACATGTGCCACAAAGTACAAGAGTGTCCCGAACTCATGTCTAAACATGCAAAATCTGTTGCAGCAGCAGTTATTTATAGCTGTTTCAAACCAGAACTAACCAAGAACGACATGGCTAAAAGATCTGGAGTATCCTCCCCCACGATTACAAAATTAACTAAAATTATTAAAGCCTATGATTCAGAGTGTGTCCGTGAGAATTAATAACATTATTTAATAATAATATGATTCCACTCGTCTTTATTGGTGGTCTCGCTGCTCTCACCGCCTATACCTACTATGGTCAGAACCTCGTGTCTGCCGAAGAAGCCAAGAGACTCATTAAGGATGGTAAGATAAAGAAGGTTATCGATGTTCGTACAATCACCGAATATCGTATGGGACATTACCCTAGAGCGCTTCATATCCCCGTTGATAAGATGAACGAAAAAACCACCACGGAACTCCCTAGGCGGGGATTACTCGTCTATTGCAACACTGGGCAAAGGGCCAGATTTGCAGCAGAGAAATTAGAAGGTCTTGGGTTCAAGGATGTGTACTACATCGCTGGACTTTACACGAGCTTACTTTAGAATATCCTTAGTTTTTAATAATCTTTCCAGACGTTCCTTTTCTCTTCTCATAAAAATAGTAAGCTCCATAACTTCACCTTCCAACTTGACTTTCCCCGCTTGTCGCATCCACATGACATGTTTGACCCTAGTCACATCGACTAGGGACATTTTGCTAGTTGGAGCCTGGCTATGAAACACTGCTAGGACCATCGCATCCCTCTTTATTTCCCTAGGAAGTTGGTCACCCTCATGACACACGACAACATGCGCCCCCGAACATTCAGCTACATGCATCCACCAATGTTTAGGGTCACTCGTCATTGTCAGTTGGTCATTTTCTTTTGCATTTTGACCAACTTGGATTTTGATACCATCGTGGGATGTGTATTCAAGCATGATTTTATCTCGTATTAATTCCTTATATGGTATCATATGCACGTCGTATTACAACCCAGTCCATCATTCACTCACAAGTATAGAGTTACCTTACCAAACAAGAGAGCTATAGACTTTGGTCAAACAGGGGTTCAGTATTTCCCGGACCATCGTAATCCCCGTCTTATGCGTGCACAACTTCTTAGGAAAGGGGCTATCATTCCTAAGGAGCTGCGAATAGAGAGAGATCAGTATGAGATACAAAGGGGAATGTTGAAAATTAAAGAAAGTTCGGAAGAAGATTGGGAAGATTTCTTCAGGGCCGAATATTGGGAAAGATGGGTATTACACACTTACCCTAATGTGGATAAGGCTAAATTGTATATGACTATGAGTCAAGGTATACTTTTCATGCCTACACCCGAAGACCTATGGTTTTCTAATTGCCGGTAGACCCAAAACCACCTGAGCCACGTTCAGTATCCTCAACGATACTAATCTCCTCGATGGGTGGCGTCTCACACCGCTCTAGAATGAGTTGCGCAATTCTATCACCCTTCTTGATTTCAAAGTCCTTCAATCCATGATTAAATAGAATGACTTTAATTTCACCGGTATAATCTGGATCAATCACACCCGCACCAACATTGATGCAGTGCTTTGCGGCTAACCCCGAGCGGGGAGCTACACGACCGTATACCCC